AATGACTCCACCTGTTTCTTTGCAGCTTCACGATTAAAGATACCACGTTCACCACTCTTAGATTCATATAGTGCAGACCATTCACTCATGAAGATACCCATGTCAGGCTTCTCAGTGTAGCATACAGAGTTATTGGAGAGTGCCATCTCAGGTGTCTCATGCCACCATTGACCACTCTTTGCATGTCTCATACGATCATCTGTTAGGTTTGAGAGGGAGATTAATGCACTCCTACGCACACCCCCGACAACCACGATCTCTGCAATCTTACACATAACCCTGTGACATTCGTAGCTATTAAGCCCACGACCAGTAGACTTGCTGAATATATCCACAGTAAACTTGAAAAGATTATCAAGAGGCTCAGGACCAGAAGCCCTACCTCCAAAAGTATTAAGTCTAGCACCTTTCTTCCTCACTTTACTCATGTCCCAATTTGGGATCTCACCATTATATAGATAGCTAATCAATCTTCTGTAAGCCATCTGCCAACCTTCCTTGCTGTCCTTGACAACAATCATATCATCCACCTTCTCCATCTCATCTGGAACCTCAGGTAGTTTCTGTATGTGTTGTCTCTCTACGCTGAACCCAACACCTGTACCATGCATCAGTACGTACAATGTCTCATCAAATGCTTTTGGATGATCTACACTAAGGTAAGCACAGTTATACCCTGCAATGTTATTCTTCTCAAGAGCTTTCCCTGCTGTCATTAATGCTCTCATACTTGGCATAACCTTCAAATCATTTACTGCTTTCTCCAGTTCCTTACGAGTAGTATCGCTAAGGGTATAGTCAGTGTTGGCAACAAGATGAGTATCCATGAAGTTAAAGTACCGTGCAATTGTTTCATCCCATGTCTCCCTTCTGTTCTCTACAGGTAGCCAGCGAGCATACCTACTTAGTGCTATGAAATTCTGATAGTCTGTCGGCAATGTCATCTCTTTTATTCCTTGTTTTTTTCTTTGGATTAACTACTCTCACCCTGAACATAGGATCCTCCCTAACTTTCCTATGTTGTTTGTTCTTACTCATCTTGTTCTTCTCTTGTAATTAGCCATGTTAAATAAGCTTGTGCTTTTAATAGATCCTCATAACCATTCTTATATTTATACCTGGATACGTACTTAATAATATTACCCTCAAGATAATCCATATCATTAGACATAATAAAATCTATGGGTTGTATACTTCCTTGTGTATAATGTGCTACACTGTACGGTAAGTTACTCATACATATCTCCATTTACCATAACCATTTTAGAGTACTCAAACATACCTACCATTTCTACATGATCTATAGTCTGATTAATAACTACTAGATCTTTATCTTCCGTATCCTCATCTCTATATATAATCAGAAAAGATTTGGGAGATAGGTTAGCTACCTTATTAAATATATCTTTAGCTGATCTCTTCTGTTTGTCCATCTGAGTTACTGACATTTTCTAATCCTTTTTCTATTGCTAATACAATACCTACTTCCAAGAAAGCTTGTGCCATTTGAGGTTCAAGCTCTATCTGTTTAGGTTCTTTAATATAATCCTTTACTTCCATATACTCATCAACAGACATAACAACTACTGGTTTATCTTTTACTGTTTCTCTTATACCTTGTAGCATTAATGCATCCACATACTCATCGTCTATATCAAAAGTAATATTAGCTGAACCATCTTCATTCTCTTCATAGTTAAGTATTTTCATTTTCTCTTGCCTCACATGTTTCTATTTCAGGTAAAAATTTATATCTATTAGTTAATAGTTTATCTTCAAAGGAATCTAAAATTTCTTGAGAATTTATTTCCAATAACTCAACCAATAAATCAGGATCATAACACGAACCAACACGTTCCTTTAATTCTTCTAGTGTTAGAGAGTACATTTCTTTAGATCCTTTACATCATACCATTCAAAGCCTTCCTTATCACACCATTCTCCCATATTCATCTTAGCTCCCTTTCTTATTTTCTTTCTATGATCAGCCAGTACAAAAATTAATTTCTGTTTTGATGGTAAACTATCTCTCACTGCTTTATATTTCTGTGTATCACCTACCCTAAAATAACCCTTGACTTCTATCAGCTCATTACCTCTAACAAAATCAGGTATGTATTTACGATGTACTATATAAGGCACAGTGAAAGGTTCGTACTTCCATTTACTATCTAACTTACTCCTAACTAATGCTTCTAGTTTAGATCTGAACTTAGTGGTAATGCATTTCTTCTTTATCAATGACCGCTTCTTCTTTGTAGTCTTTCGCATACAGTGTCTCCCTATTAAATGCAGCCATCATAAGTAAGAGATCTTCCTTGAGTAACTCAGTAGTAGCACCATGTGGTGGCATAGGATGTTCAGAGAAACCAATTACTTCTGACTTATCTTGATTGTAATATACTGAATGTATACCATAATCATTATCATTATCTTCCATTACCCTATAGTTCCATCTAATATTTTTATTAGGATTCATTAACTACCTCCCTTGTATATATGCTGTTGAGATCAACTAACGCATCTATCAATTCATTTATTTGATCAACACGAAAAGGAATATAACGACCAATAGAATCTTCAATTATAAATTCCTCATCACATATACCACGTAGTTTACTAAATCTATAATCATCCCATTGGTAATCAAACTCATCACGTAGTTTATCAAACCCTATCTCAACAAATAAAACACCATCACTCATAGTTCAATCTCCGGTACGTTAGGTAGTTTCTTAACTACAGCTAAGAACTTAGGTCCTGTTGAATATGCAAAGGCTCTAAGGTCAGGATAACAATGCTTCTTGAACTGACAATAAGAACAACCAACACTTAACTTCATGTTGCCTGACTTACCGTCTGGTACTACATCATAACAAAGCTCAGGTGGTTCTTCTTTAGTAACCATTTCCTTTATGTCTATGATCTGTTCTTCAATATCATTGTCACTTGTATCTACTGTGAGTACAGTTAACGTACCATTCTGTTTATCCATAGCTAGGAATGCACCTTGATCTGCTTCCTCAGCTTTAGTATAGCCCTTGATCTGATTGATATAACCAAAAGGATCGTCAGTGTGTAGTGATCCATCCCTGAACTTCTTGAATCCATATGAAGACGTAGACTTAACATCAACCACAACACCATCAATCTTACAGTCCATGTGTCCCTTAATACCCTGCAGCTCAGCCTCCTTCTGTTCATCAGTAACATCATGACCAGACAAACGAACCAAAGCAAGAATCATCTCTTCAATTATATGTCCATATAAAAACTTAATTAATGTATGAGCCTGTAGAGATTCACCTTTATAACCATTGTAATGATACCATAAATAACGATGACTCTTACCTACATTTGACATACGTAAGTTATGTACGTTATCTTTATTATATGATCTAGGTTTAAAAGTTTGTTTAAGAATAGTACTCATCTCTTTACCAAACTTATCTGCTACTGAATCAATATCAATAGATGTTTTCTTAGTTAACATAAGATCATATACATCTTGAACTAATGTATCTAATGTTTTATTACCAGCTAGATTTTCCATACCATCCTTCACCTCTTAGTTTAAAACTATTATCATTAGTACTAACTAACATATAGCTACAAGCATCACACTTAGGACACTTCTTAGCTTCCTTACGCTCACTGATCTTACAATAGTCTTCATGTATATGACCACAAGCTTCACATTTAAAATCATATATAGGCATTAGTGTGTCATACTCCAATCAGTCCCAATCTTATACTCAGCATCCAGAGGACAACGTAAGCCAAGCTGAATACCAGCATCCACAATAGCCTCCTTTGCCAACGTTCCAAATCTTTCTGCTTCTTCTTCCTTAACCTCTGTCTGAAATTCATCGTGAATATTTCCTATAAATTTATAATCTATACCTTCTATTGTAGCATTCTTATCCAGGATAGTCAACGCTTTCTTCATAACAATTGCACCTGCACCTTGAAGTAAATAGTTTAGTGCTGAGTGTGGACTCTTTACGTATATTATCCTACCGTCTAATCCCTTCAAATATCCTCTGTCTTCTGCGGTAGAGACAACGCGTTCTCGTAGAGCTTTAAGTGATGGCGTATTATCAAGGAACTTTGCTTTAAGTTTCTTACCATATCTCGCACTTCTTCCTCCTGCGATGTCCCCAATCTTCGCATCACCAGCTCCATACATGAATGCATAGATAAAAGTTTTTGCTGTATCTCTTGATTGAAGTCCTGCAGCCAACTGATTTGCTGTGTGTATGTCTCCGTTAAGTAACTCATGTGTATACTCCTTATCATTCATGTAGTGTGCTAACATTCGTAGCTCAAGACCACTAGCATCACAACCCACAAGCTTATATCCTTCAGGTACAGCCCATACTGCCCTACATTCAGAACCATATGGTGAATAAGAGGCAGGAACCTGAGCCATGTTAGGATTACTGTGTGTCATACGAGATGTACGAGCACCAATAGTATTAACTCTACCATGTACACGACCATCATCAGGCTTAACAGCATCCAACCAAGATGTTACTTGTGCTATTCTCTTCTGTACCATAAGGTACTCAGCTATTAGTTGAGCCTCTGGTATATTCACATTCTCAAGTACTGACTCATCAACCTTGACATTTCCTTTATCAGTATAAACTTTAGGTTTCCAACCAAAGAATTGTAAGTATCTAGCTATTTGTTTTCTTGATCCAAGATTAAACTCATCCCAATCTACACGACAGAAAGGACCACCAATAATACGCTCAAAGCTATCGAGCCATTTAAGACCAACCACACTAAGTGATCCATCCTTCTTTGTCTTTGGATGTATCTCTCGTACAAATACTGGTAAGGGTCTGAACACTCTTCGTACTTCATGTGTAACCTCCTGTAATTTCTGTGTTAATTTAGCCAATAAGATATTAGCCTTACGCTCATCCAACAACCAACCATTAACTTCCTGTTGATGTATTATCCTTTGTACCTTATGCTCAAGACGTATGCTTTCAGTGCTAAAGAACTTACCCTCATGTGCCAGAGATGAATAAACTTTTTCAGTAACCTTAACGTCTTGTATACAATAGTCCACCATCTCTGTCGTAAGTCTTGACCAATCATTATACTCTCCCTTGTAATCATTTAATGTTATACCCCAGTTCTTTAACGAATGACCTCCTTCTCTGTGAGGTTTAAATAGTCTTGATAGTACAAAGGTATCGGTTATCTTACCATTAAAAGAAAAGTTATGTAGCTTCTTTAGAACAGGGATATCAAAGCCAATAATGTTGTGACCAATAATTTCATCAGCCCCCACGTCACGTAACCAATCACTAAAATTAGCGACATCATCCCTATAAAATTGCTTATACCTTCCATGTTTACCCAGTACCTTCGCTATTAATACCCATATTTTTGTAGGGTTTAAACCATCTGCTTCCAAATCGAAAATGATCTTTGTGTTCTGCTTTTCCATTTTCTAATTCCCAATGTAATTCACTATGACATGTAGGACATAGTAATGTGGTGTGTTCTAATATTTCATTTCTTACTTTTTTCCATGACCAACTTATTACTTGTTGTATGTTAGGACGTTTACTTATACTCTTTGGTATGATGTGATGAAACTCTAATATCTCCCAGTGTTTATCGTACCCACACCTCTGACACTTATCACCAAATAATGTTTTAGCACCATCTCTATATAACCGTCTTCTCTTTCTCGTACTAGAAATCGGCATTGTCTGTAACCTCTGTTTGTTTATCTACCTCAGTCATACGACCAGTATATCTATCGTAGAATAAATAGGTAGCAGGACCAGTGAGACCAGCAAATCTATTCTTAAGTACACGTACAGTAGTGGTGTTACGTTCCTTCTCATCATCTGCTTGTTGATTACGTTCAAGACCTATGACCATATCACTGAGCTGTCCTATAGCAGCAGAGCCTCTGAGTTCAGCCAAGGATATACTGGCTCCCTCTTCATGACCTTTACCTTGTGGTCTCTTGAGGTGTGACACCAAGAACAAACCTATGCCTGTCTCTTGTACTATCTGTCGTAGCTTAGTCATGATACTATCAATAGCCTTACGTTCATCACTAACCTCTTGATCTGATACTACAATAGAGAGGTGGTCAAGAACAATCCATTTACAATCAAGGGCTTTGGCGAAGTACCTAATCCTGGATAGTAAGTTATCCTCACTGGTTGAACCGAAGTGGTCATAGAAGAATATATTTTTAGAACCAACTGCTTTCTCCCATAACTGTTCGTACTCGTTATCATCTATCTCTTCACGTACGTTAGGTAGATGTACAGGTAGATTAGCTTCGATAGACATAAGCCCCTCGACTGATCTATCCACACCCTCTTCCAAGGCCATGATTGCTACGTTATCATCTGTACTATCAAGTAGATAAGACTCAAGCTCTCTCACTAATTGTGACTTACCCATACCTGAACCTGATGTGATAGTAACCAACTCTCTAGTTCTGAATCCATATGTTAGATCATTCAATCCTGTCCAAGGATAGGGTATAGATACTCTCTGTTCCTTATTCTTAAGTATACTCCATGTATCTTTACCTGATATAATACCTGCTGGTGAGTACGGCTTAGCATTCCACCATGCTTTTGTGAAGTCCTCGCCACGATTAGCCACTAACATATCACTAGCATCTTTCAATGGTAGTGTACATACCTTAGCTTTATTGGGTGAGAAAAGATCTACTATTTTATTAGTAGCTTCTTGTCCTGCCTTATCATTATCAAGACAGAGTACTACATTATCGTAACCTTCCAAGAATTCAAGTGAGTTCTTGATATCATTAACAGCCATGTTCGATGAACGTACTGATACCACTGGCCAACGTGAACCCATCATCTGATATGCACTACATGCATCAAGCTCACCTTCAACCACTGTAATGTACTTACCCTTACCACTAAACTTATCTTCACCGAACAGCCCTATGTTATCAGTAGAACCTGTTGATGGGAAAGATTTATTATGTACTATTCTTTCCTTGACAAACTTAACTTCACCTGTATCTCTATCAGCATAAGGATATTGGTGTGATTTAATATCACCACCTGTACCGTACGTAAGCTTAACACCGTACTTCTCTACAGTATCTTGTGTTAGTTTACGATCAGGTATTTCTTTTGATACTCCATAGTATTTAAGTGTACTCACCTTATGTTCTACCTTTTTAACTGTTGTTGTTGCTGTCGATGTATGATGATCACATCCTGTTGTATAGCAGTGTTCATGACCATCATCATATACCCAATTATTTTTCTTACCACACTCAGGGCATACAACATGTTCCTTACTCATAACAATACCCTCTGAGACTACGTAGAAAGACCATAGAGCAACGTTCTCTTGTCACCCTATGGTCTTGTATAGATAATTAAAAGTCCTCGTTATCATCTACTCCGAAGTCCTCAGCCTCTTCAATAACACGCACCTTCTGAAGCTCATACTGTGGCCAGATCTTACCGAACCCCTCCTTCTGAACAAACACGTACTGGATACGTACCAAAGATCCATTAGGAATCTCATTGGGGTATGGGTTGGTATCATTATCAACTACTGGTGGAGCTGCCATAGTAAAAGTAGTACCATCCTTACGTGTACCACCTGCTTTCTTAGATAGTACAATGATCCTCTCATCAGTATTCTTAGATGTCTTGACAGGTACACCACGTTCCTCTGCCATCTGAGCTACGTCCTCTGAAACTACCAAGTTAACCATGTACTTTCCAGGCTCACCGAAATGTACGTTAGCTGTCTTAGTGTGGGAGAACCACGCTTTACCTTCAATTACTTCACTCATAATTATATCTCTCTTTGTTTAAAAATTAAAAATAACATACACTAAAAGTATATGTATACTACTATTATATTATATGTATAACTATTTGTCAATAGGTTTATATACATTATTTACATCTTCTACATAATTATCCTCTAAGTTATTGTTAATAATACTTAAGCACTCAGAACATGTATCCAAATACTCACCTCGTTTATCCTTTAGTCTACTCTCGTAGTCACTAAGGACCTTATCACAACACCTACATCTCACCTTTGGTCTCCCTAAACAGAACACTTAATGCCTCAACCATAGTATCAGCATAGGTATAATCCATACTGACAGTTGTATTACCTATAGTAATGTACACTGTACCGTCCTTAAGATCCATATCTGCACGTCCGTTATGTCCAAAGAATACTGTATAGTATCTATTAGGATCTTGTTCAACCATACTCTCTAGTATATCATACTCATTCTCATTCACAATAGTTCTCCATATTACGTAGGTGATACTCAGTACCGTTGTGTCTCACTGAGATAACACGATCAACTCTGAATGATACGTACCCTCTCTTATTGAAGTCATAGAAACGTACGTATTCAGTACCCAAAAGTTTATTGAATGTGTGATTGTACTTACCTACATTAAACCTGCCATTATAAGAACGAATAGTACCATCCTTCTTCATAGCTGTGACACCAATAATAGCACCATCACCATACCAAAGCTTAGAATCATTTAAGATACTACCTGTTAGTGATGTATTACTATGTGCATATGGTAATGGATTAGTCTGTGTTGTTGTTTGCATTTAATATCTCCTGCTCTTTGTTAATAATATATTCACATGAATTTCTCAATAAAACTTTACTTAGTTGTTCTATATTATAACCAACCAAGGTACTAACCTTATCTAAATCATCCCAAGTAGTTACTATGTAACCATTATCTACTACACCTATATCTATACAATACTTCATACCATACTCTCTCCTTATATCATTACTAGGACGTTTTTATAACTGCCTAGCTATTGCCTTAATTACATTAACAGTAACACTATTCCCGGCCATCTTATATAGCTGAGTGTTACTGATACCAATGTCTATTCCATGTTGAACCATATCATCCTGAAATCCTTGTAGTCTGAAACATTCGAGAGGTGTTAGTCTCCTTACTGTATCAAGAGCACCACATACATACGGCTGCCGACCACCCCCTTGCATAGTGTTTAGTGTAGGTGAGATACCATCAATACCATACACTCTGTTCTTACTATGAGTTGGAGCGTTCATTTGTATTAGTTGTCGTCTACCCTTGAGTGTAGTGTTAGTACCCTTCCAGTAGTTAGCATCTAAACAGTACGACAGATCCTCCCCTGTTCTCCTAGTATCTTTTCCGTTACTGATGGTGAGAGGAAATACTTTTCTTCTACGTTGTCCTCTAAGATGTCCGATAATGAATACTCTTTCTCTGTTCTGGGGTACTCCATAATCTTTGCTGTTAAGTACCATCCATTCAACATCGTACCCCAGGTCGTCAAGCGTGGTGAGGATAACTCGGAAAGTCTCCCCTTTGGCGTGATTGAGTAAGCCTTTGACGTTCTCAAGGAACACAAGCTTAGGTCTTTTATATTCAATGACTCTTGCGATATCAAAGAAGAGAGTTCCCCTAGTATCTTCAAATCCTCCCCTACTTCCTGCGATTGAGAAAGCCTGACAAGGAAATCCTCCAGTGATAATATCGAAATCAGGCAATCCTTTAGGGTCGATGGTTGTTGCATCATCATAATAAACTTCTCCTTTATTTTCTGTATCGTAGTATGAACTATATAATTTATGTGCATACTTATCTATTTCACAATGACCCACACATTCATGACCTGCATACTCAAGTCCCTGTCTGAATCCACCTATACCACTGAACATGTCAAGAAATTTCATTTAATATCCTCATCTTGTCTGCCAATACCCAAGTACCACCTTGAGATTCAGGTCTATCATACAACACATAGTCCTTAACTTCAACCTCAACCCACACCCTATTCTTCTCTGATAGATGTGGTGCTATAGGTTTCAAACAACAATG